GGAAGATATTAGACATATGGAAAAAGATATGGAAAAAATAATAACAAATGATACATTACAATCAGCATCATTAAAATCAATGCATAAGAGGTTAGATGATATGCACTCGTATATGAAGGAGATACAAGTAGAGAATAACCGAAGTATTAATCTTGTAGCTAAAGGTTTAGAGGAGACAGTTGGTGCATTAGGTATATTGAAGACAGAGTTTATGGGTCATACTAAAGAAGAGATGGCTAGACTTAGTGTAATAGGTACTGTAGGTGTACTGATAGCAGGAAGTCTAGTAGGATTTGGTGTATGGCTAGTTACATCTATGACTGAGGTAAGTGTTAACATGGAGAGACATACTGTTGTTATAGAGCATATACTTAATTCACATGAAAAGATAACAGAGACTTTAGAGAACCAGAATAAAATAAACATTGAGTTGTATAAAGCAATTGAACATACTAGAGGTGCTGAATGAGACTACGTAAGAATATAACAATAGATGATGTTAAGTGTAATTGTGGTTGTGGATTTGATAGTGTAAGTCCTGCTGTACTAGATGTAGCTCAAGATGTTAGGGATCACTTTGGTAAACCGATACATATTAATAGTAGAGGTCATTGTAGCTGTAGATGTTATAATCATAATAAAGCTGTAGGTGGGGTAGATAAGTCTAAACACTTACCTAACACTTTCACTCACTCTAGTAGAGCTATAGATTTTGAGATAGAAGATGTAACTCCAACTGAGATATACATGTACTTGGATCAGAAGTATCCTAGTTGTTTAGGTATAGGTTTATATAAGACATTTGTACATATAGATGATCGTATGGATCAAGCCTACAGATGGCATGGTTAAGATTACTTTAAATAAGTAACTGATAATATTCAAATAATTAAATAAGGGTTATGATGGAAAAAGAAACTAAATCACTAGTAGATTGGAGTAATCCTCCTACAGTAACAGACCTTAAGAATGATGTGACATCAGCCCAGAGTAGTCATTCAGCACAAGTAACTAAAGTAGAAGATTGGATCAAAAATAGAGATGGAATAATTGATACTTCTAAGTTTGGTAAAGGTAGATCCAAGATACAACCTAAGTTGATTCGTAAACAAGCTGAGTGGAGATATGCATCATTAAGTGAACCATTCCTATCAGCTAAAGATATGTTTGATATAAGTCCTAGAACTTATGAGGATGCTCAAGGTGCTCAGGATAATGCATTACTACTTAATTACCAGATGAACTGTAAATTAAATAAAGTAGCTTTCATTGATGAGTATGTTAGAACTGCTGTAGATGAAGGTACTGTTATAGTTCAAGTAGGTTGGGACTTTCAAGAAGCAGAGAAAGAAGTAGAAGTAGATATAGAAGCTACTCCTGAGCAATTCATGATGTATCTTACTAAGCAAGTGCGTAATGGTCAGATGACTCAAGAAGAAGCTATGACTCGATTCCAATCAGGTGAACCACTAGTAGTTGGTACTAAGATGGAGAAGAGAACTGTCACTATAAAGAATCAACCTACACTTAGAATATGTGAGTATGATAAATTAATTATAGATCCTACTTGTGAAGGTGATCTAGAGCATGCTCAATTTATTGTTAGTCCATTTGAAACTAGCTATAGTGAACTACTTAAGGACGGTACATATAGTAATCTAGATAAGATCTTCGGTAAGAAGGGTGATGATACAACTATTAATGATGGATCTGATGAAGAATTTATTGCAGCTAGTGATGAAGAAGAATCTGGATTTGAATTTAAAGATAAGGCTAGACGTAAGCTTACAGCATATGAATACTTAGGTTACTGGGACATAGAAGGTAATGGTATGACTACAGCTATTAGAGCTGTATGGGTCAGTAATACTATGATCAAACTAGAAGAGTTACCTTACCCAGATGGTAAATTATCTTTCGTAGCTGTATCGTACCTACCTGTAAGAAAGTCAGTATATGGTGAACCTGATGGATCACTCTTAGAAGATAATCAAGCATTAATTGGTGCTACTATGAGAGGTATGGTTGACATTATGGCTAGAGCAGCTAATGGTCAAGTAGGTATGTCTAAAGGTATGCTAGATAGTGCTAATCTTAAAAAGTATGAGAACGGTGAACACTTCTATTACAATCAAGGACATGATCCAAGAACTAGTATACATATGCAGACTTACCCTGAGATACCTAGAAGTGCTGAAGCTATGATCAATATGCAGAATATAGATGCTGAGTCTATGACTGGTGTTAAAACATTCTCTGGTTCAGGTATTAGTGGTTCAGCTTTAGGTAGTACAGCTACTGGTGTTAGAGGTGCTTTAGACAGTGCAAGCAAAAGAGAATTAGGTATACTTAGAAGATTAAGTAAAGGTATTGAGCAGATAGGTAGAAAGATTGTAGCTATGAATGCTGTATTCTTGAGTGATGAAGAAGTAATTAGAGTCACTAATTCTGAGTTCAGAGTTATTAATAAAGATGATCTTGCAGGAGAGTATGATCTTAGATTAAGTATAAGTACGGCAGAATCCGATAATCAAAAAGCAGAGGAGCTAGCATTCATGCTACAGACTACTGCACAATCAAGTGATCCAGCTGAAGTTAGAATGATTAGAGCTGAGATAGCTAGATTACGTAAGATGCCTGAACTAGCTGAAAAGATAGAATCATTTGAACCTACTCCTGATCCACTAGCTCAACAGGAAGCTCAGTTAAGAATTGCGTTACTACAAGCTCAAGTACAAAACGAGACTGCTAAAGCCCAAGAGAATGCTGTAGATGTAGAACTTAAGAAAGCTAAGACAGCTAATGAATTAGCTAAAGCAGGTAAGACTAGTAGTGAGAAAGATCAATTAGATTTAGACTTTGTAGATAAAGAGTCTGGACAGTCTCATGCTAGAGATATGGAAAAGAAAGATCATGATAGACTTAGTAAGTTAGATATGGAAGCATTTAAAGTAATGAATCCAACTAAACCTATGACAGGAGGACTTGGTAATGGCGTGTAAGACTAAAGGTAAGAAACCTAAGAAGTAATTAATGGTCCAACAAGTGAAGACCTTTAAAAGCTCTAAATCAATAAGGACATCTCACTCTTTAATTAGATGAGGAAACGAAAAGGACACAGTATGATGACTCCAGAGGAAATCGAAAAAATCGAAATCTCTAATAGCATAGCTAAGAAAGCTATAGCCAAAGGTGAAGCTCTTAAACGACTTCTAGTAAGTGATGACTATAAACTGGTTATATCTGAGGGGTACTTTCAAGAGTTACCTAAAGAGATTGCAGTAGCAATTGCAAATAACACAGGTGCATATGATACAGATAGTTTAGTGGAAATGTTAAAGCATATTAATGGACTCAAAGGTTATGAGTTTCAGGTAGCTAATAATATGGATGCAGCTCAACAAGATCTAGAAGCAAATGCAGAGCTTATAGCTTCACAAACTGAAACAGTTGAAGGAGAATAGTCATGGCTAATGAACTTAACTTAGATACTATGTCAGATGAAGAGTTTGAACAACATATGAATAGCTTACCTGATGAGGAGCTAGAGAGTAATTCTACTGAGACTGGATCAGGAGAGGTAGATGAAGAAGTATTAGAGGAAGACATTGAGGACACTGATGACGATTCAGAAGAGGAAGAAGTAGCTGACACAGAAGAGGATACTCAGGAAACAGACGAAACAGAGACTGATGAAGAAGATACAGCATCTCAAACTGACGAAGAAGATAGTGATGATAGTGATGAGGAAAGTGACACGACAGAGGATACTCCAGAAACTACTGAACCAGACTATAAAGCATTCTACGAACAGGTAACAAAACCTTACAAGGCTAATGGTAGAGAAATGCCAGGAATTAAATCTCCTGAAGACTTTATAACAGCATTACAGATGGCTTCTAACTATGCACAGAAAACTGCCGCTTTAAAGCCAGGGATCAAGCGTATTAAGATGTTACAGGACATCACCGATGAAGAACTAAATGAAATGTTAGATTTCAAGAATAGAAATCCAGAGGTTATAAAGAAAGCTTTACTAGAAGCAAAGATAGATCCATTAGATATAGATACAGATAAACCTGTAGCCTATCAAGCTAAGGATTACCGTATTAGTGATAGTGATGTAGAATTTGATGAGGTAATTGATTCAATCAAGGGCACAGAAGAATTTAAAGTTACTAGTCAGGTAGTATCTAAGGTATGGGATGAAAGATCTAAGCGAGAGATGCTTAACAATCCTAGGTTAATTGTAGCACTGAATGAAGAAGTTCAGATGGGTAGATATGACACTATACAAGGTATGATAGATCAAGCAAAAGCATTAGGTAAAACTGGTGGTAAGAGTGATCTTGAAATGTATACTGAAATAGCTACTGAAATGAATAAAGAGAAAGTTCAGCCTGCTCCAGTAGTGACACCTAAAGTACCTAAGGTAGAAGATCCAGCTGTTAAAGATCTCAAGAAGAAAGCTGGAATAAGTACTAAGAAGCCGAGTAAAGTAGCAAAGAAATATGACCCAGCTAAGTTGAGTGATGATGAATTTCTACAGTTACTAGATTCTGGTGCTAAATTTATATAAGGATAAAAGATGAGTATTATTTATGGTTCAGGAACTTCTAGTTCTATTAATGCGAGTGGGACAACTCAGTTTAACACATATGAGTATAAGCGTAAAGCTTTAATTGAAACAGCTAAGGCTGAGTATTTTGGTATGTTAGGTGATACAGAATCTCTAACTAAGAACTTTGGACAAAAGATTAAGAAGTATCACTATCTACCTATGTTGGATGATCGTAATATTAATGATCAAGGTTTAGATGCTACAGGAGCTGCTGTACTTAAGTCAGTAACTATTACTGTAACTGGTACATTGGTTGGTACATTAACTTCACCTGTTGTATTAGCTGGATCTGTATATAGTGCTTCTGGTACTGGTGCTGATGATGCTACTGCTCTTGCCTCTGCTCAAGCTGCAATGATTGTTAAATGGGGTGTAATGGGTTATAACATCAGTTCTGGTGTTTATGCTACAATCGCTGCTATTGTTGCTGCTGATGGTGGTGCTGGTAATATGGCTATATCTGCTGCTGCTGCAACGACTACTGTAGTATCTCTATATGGTTCAAGTAAGAATCCTGGTACGATCACAGGTAAACTACCTACATTGTCTGAGAGTGGTGGACGTGTAAATAGAGTTGGTTTTAAACGTATTGAATTAGAGGGTGATATAGCTAACTATGGTTTCTTCTATGAGTGGTCAAAAGACTCAATGGATTTCGATACTGATAAAGATCTTTATACACACATCAATAGAGAGTCTGTACGTGGTGCAAAAGAGATTAGTGAAGATATCCTTCAAATGGATTTACTAGCTGGTGCTGGTGTAATTAAATATGCAGGTGATGCTACTAGTCTAGGTTCAATTGGTTATAACGGTACTGCTGCTCTTAACTCAGTTGTTACATATGATGACTTAGTAAGACTTGGTGTAACTCTTGATGATAATAGATGTCCTAAGGATACTAAAGCTGTAGTGGGTTCAAGAGATACTGATGTATTGAATATACAGTCTGCTAGATATATGTTCATTGGCTCAGAGTTGATTCCTACGATTATGCGTATGACTGATTACTTTAGTGGTAAAGCTTTCGTACCAGTTGAGAAATATGCTAACTCAGGTACAGATGGTAAGTATGTAAATACATTACATGGTGAGATTGGTTCAGTAGCAGGATTTAGAATCATAGTTGTACCTGAAATGATGAGCTATGCTGGTAAAGGTGAAGTAATTCAATCTGCTGGTTTAGGTTACTTAAATGATGGTGTAAGCTATAATGTATATCCTATGCTTGCTGTAGGTTCAGGTTCATTTGCTAATATTAAATTCCAATCAAGTGGAAACATGAATGATAAGTTTAATATCATAGTGCGTAAACCAGGTACATTTGCTAATGCTGATGATCCATTTGAGAAAATTGGATATAGTTCAATTCAATTCTGGCAAGGTACAATGATACTTCGTCCTGAATGGATTGCTAAAGTATTAACAATGGCTATAGGCTAGTCCTCGGACTAAATCATAATAGAGAGGTATCACCCTCTCTATAAATAAAAGATAATATAAGGATATAACATGAGTACAGAAATTTCAAAAGAAGATCAAAGAAAGTTGCTTAAAGATAAAGCCGACCTAATGGGTATTGAGTATAAGCATAATACTCCTAGCGATAAATTAGCAGAATTAATAGAGAATGAATTGAAACCTAAGAAAGAAACATTTAACGAGAAAACAGATCCTATTAAAGCTATGGGAACTAGAGCACCATTAACTGATGAAGAAAAAGAACAGATGCAGATTCAAATTAGTCGTAATGAAATGAGTAAGCTTAAGCGTGTGATTATTTCGTGTAATGATCCACAAATGAAAGAATGGGAGACTACTCCGATACTAAGTATAAGTAATTCAATCATTACATTACCTAAGATGGCTATACCTTTTAACGTAGAGTGGCATGTACCTATGGCGTATTACAGATTACTAAAAGAGCAAGAATGCGGTATTGCTGTAAAAGGTAAAGATGCTAAAGGCAGAACTATTACTATACGTAAAACTATTAAGAAGTATAATGTACAAGACCTTCCTGATTTAGATGCTGATGAGTTACAAGAACTTAAACAAGCTCAAATTGTAAGAGATG